GCGCAACACGCAGTTCTCGAACTCGTGTAACAACACTCAACGCAACTTGTGATAACAAGAGCCACCCCAGTAACTTGGGGTGGTATTCTTGTTTTATGGAAGAAGATTTTGAAAACGAACTAAACAGTTTGTGGGATGAGTTCAAGGGGAAGAAACTAGAACTACCGCCCGTATCTATTCCACCCAACTTGTTGAGGGAACTAGCAGAGTTCGTTCAGAATGCCATGGAAAAGGAGAGCAGACTAATGAGCATGACCGTAGAAGTTCTTGATGCGCTTTACCGAGAGATAGACAACGACGATGAAACCGCCTCATACATCATCTCGTATCTACAACGACGGCACTATTGGGATGTTGAACTACTCGCCGAACGCCGAGATGTGGATGAAATGCTGATGAAGCGACATAATATTTTTGATGAACATATGTGGGAAAAAGTCATGAACACCACAGCCATCTCCGACCTCCATCATGAGGTTTACAAACTGTCCCAAAAGTACATTGCCCGAGCCATCAAGGAAGTTTTGTCTAAAGACGGGACTGCCGACCGTCCCCCAGAACAACCAGCGTTCTAACTCAGGTCGTCGTCGAGCGGGTCGCCTTCGATGATGTCGAACTTCGCCGTGAACTGAGTTCCTTCTTCGTTGTCCACCGAAACAACCTGAAACCCAAGCGAATCAAGCATCAAATCAGCCACCCCTCCCATGTCGTCCTCAAATGTGGCGATTTCTTCGTCGGTCGTCTCGTCGTCAACCGCCAGAGAGACAAGGATTTCCATCAGCAGGTCACGGACTTTGAGTCGAGTTTCTTCGTAAGTTGGTTTGGTCATGGTTGACATAATAGTCCCGCATCCGCTAGGATGCTAGCAACTACCCAGTCATCGAGGCTGGGATTTACACTAGGAGGATCCGAAGTGAGTGCATCACCCGTAACTTTGGTCGGCAATGTAACCGCCGACCCAGAACTGAAGTTTTTGCCGACAGGAGTGGGCAAGTTGACTTTCAGCATGGCAGTAAACCATTATTGGACTGACACCGACGGCGAAAAGCAGGAGAAAGTTTCGTTCTTCAATGTTGTCGCCTGGCGTTTCCTCGCCGAGGACGCCGCAAACGTTCTTGCGAAGGGCGTGAAAGTTGTTGTAACGGGACGGTTGGAACAACGGTCTTGGGACGACAAGGAGACCGGCGCAAAGCGGTCGACAGTCGAAGTCCTTGCCGACAACATCGGTTTGTCAGTTGGAAACATTGACTCGTTTGTCCGTAAGCAAAAGACAGATAACTCAGCATCAGGTGGGTCTGTGCCGAAAGCGAAGGCTGTTGCATCTGCGCCAGCCCGCAACAAACCACAGCCAATGGCTCAAGTTCAAGTTGAAGAAGAAGAGGCTTGGTAAATCTCTAGAAGTTCTCGACCCCAATAAGCATCACCAGTGAGTGTGCTTGGGAATCGAAGAACCAGAGTCCCGTGAGACAACAAAAAAATAACCGCACGGGTTACGGCAAGGTCAGAACCAACTACCCCCGCACTTTTCTTTTTCTTGGGTTACTTCGGTAATCATTTTGTTTCGTCGTATTCTTTTAGGTTATGGAGTTCGACCGACCACTTGGTGTCAACATTATTTGCCTTTTCTTGCAATATTGACTTCAGGTCTTTATTGGTGTTGCACTCTTTGTAAAGGTCAATCGTGTGTTCGTCAACTGCGAAGTCTGCTTCCGACCCATCGGGGGTTGCCCGACTGAGAACGATATCGCCGACAAGTATTTGGTCAAACAAGTAAGTCATCGCCACATTGACTTCCTGCTTTTCGATGAGTCCTGTGTCGTGAACATATGCGTGTAAGTCTCGCTTTATTGGGTGTCTGACAACATCAAACCATCCGCCCACCATGTGGTGAACCATGATGTGTGCGTCCGTTACTGGTAGTTCAATATGACGGACTTCGCCATTTGCCTTGACCAAGAGTGCGGTTGTCATTAGTAGATACCGATGGATACACCATCTGAGGTTTTCCCGAATAGAGAACCCGCATCGTTGCCTTCCGTGTCTTGCGACGGGTACAAGATTGTGCCACTAGAGAGGACGAGAACCATTGGGATTTCTCGTTTCTCCCATCCTTCTGCTTTCATCTCGTCTGCCGTCATCGGACGGATGTCGATAATCGTTGAACCGACGATGTTGTCGTCAACTGTTATTGCTTCATATGTTTTATTCATGTCTATATCTCCTTGATTGTGTGGTTATATTCTTTTTCTAGATTTTCGTGACGCATCGGGTTGTAAAAATCGTTGTATGTCCGTTTGATATTCGGGTTGCGTAATGGTACGAATCTGATGCGCACCGTAGTCCACGGTTGCTTGACATACCACTCGTATGCTTCTTGACCGTTTGCGAACGCACCGTACTGCTTTTCGCTTTCGGACGCAGTTCCGCTTACAGTCGCAATCAGTGGTGTTGTCGGGAAAAGTGTTGTGAGACGATGCCAAACTTCCGCTAGTTGCCGTGTCTCTTTGGTGCTATCTTCCATTTCGAGTTTGCTCATCGTATTGCCCACGCCCAATCTGCTTCCGTCGGTGGTTGTGGTTGTGCGACCACGACAGTTTCGGTTTTCATGTTGTGTGCTGTGACTTTGTCGTGAGTCACGAGAATCGTGATATCACCCGAATACTCGTAGTAGTAGTCGCCGAGGTCTACCGCACTGCATTTTGTATCTGCTACGAACTGCGCGTATGCGAGTAATCTGTCTGCTTCTGTCTCGTACTCGTCTTTCGGACGAGGTTCGGGCATCCGCTCTTTGCCTTTACGCATCACTTGTAACTTTCCAAAAGTCGATTGAACTCAACTCCGATGTCCAAATCAAATGTTCGGTCATCTTCGGGTTGTGACAAGTCCAATATCAGGACGCTTTCCGCACCCATGCCGTCACGCCCGAGGACATTGACTTCGGTGTCGCCGTCCATCCAAGTTTCACGAACATGGTGATGTCCGCAAACATGAAACTGTGGTGTCACCTTGTCAAGGATTTCCTTCACGAGATGTCGTTGTGCGATAGATACTTGTAGGTCATCCTTGTATGTGATTTTCCTGCCGTTGTCATACGGTGCGTCGTGCGTCATCAAGATGTCAACGGGTTCGCTACTAAGTAGGTCAACATCGAAAGGGTTGATGAGTTCGCCACGCCACCATGATTCTCCTTCTACACGGTCTAACCAGTCAACTGAATACGCACCGCCGTAACCCATCAGGATGTTGCCTGCGATGGTGAAACGACATCCACGAGGGATGTATTGCAACCACTCATTTGGTGTGTTGATGGGTGCGTGCTTGCCGTACTTGTCGGTAAGGTCACGAAGGATGTCGTGGTTTTCGTGGTTGCCGTCAATCCACAAGAACTTGATTTGTGCTTGCTCTGCGAGTTGTGCGACACGGTTCACGAACTTCTCTCCACGAGGTTGGTGAACCCAATATCCGAAGTCACCTACGGAGATGATGTGCGTACAATCCTGTTCCGATGCGTGCTTGATTACCCACTCTGCGTGCTTGATGTCGCCGTGAATGTCGCCTGCAAACAAGACCCTTTGGTCTGCTTGTTTAGTGTTGTCTAGTTTTTCCATACTTCCATTATATAGCCTTACAGTCGTATTGTCAAGCCCAAAAGTGCCCCTTTTTATTGGGCTTTCTGAGATTTGTACACAAATAGGGTAAGGTATTCATATGGCAGATACACCCACCTCCCTAGTCGCCCGAATGCCCGAAGATTATGTTGATTTGATTGGTCGCTTCATCGGGGACTCCGACATTGATATCGAAGACTCCGAAGTCAAAGAACTCATGCCCGCCAGTCCCGTTGTAGCCGTAATCGCCAACTATTTAGGCATCGACACCGAAGAAGTCCCACCATCCGAGTTAGACCAAGCAAAAGCATGGCTTGACGAACAGGCATCTTGGCAGGACAGAGCGACAGCAGTACAAAGAACACTTGCTCAAAAAGCACCTTTTGGGGAGGAGCAGGCGAAAAACGCCGAAATCCCGTTGTGGATGAACGCAAAATGGGCTCCAATGCTCTTATTTCAGTGGTCAGACGGTTTGCGTGACGCAGTTTTACAAGCAGAAGAATATGTTCAGGAGGTTTTATGAGTAACACACCCGCAGAGGACAATCTGGAATCAGCGATGGACAAGGTCGCCGAAACCTTGGAACCAACTCGGTCTCGACTGGTTGCAAAGAAAAAGAAAGACAAAGACGGGACCGAACTCTCTTCAACAGCACAAGAACAGGTTTTGTTTCGAGCATCAACTGAGGACAAGCGGAAATGGGAGGAATGCGCCAAACATTTGGGGATTTCCATGGCTGAGTTTCTTCGTGTTTCCGCCAACGAAAAGGCTGAATCTGCAATGGCGGAATGTGACCACCCATCAGGGTTTCGTAGAAGTTACCCGTGGAGAGAAGAATGTCTGAAGTGCGGGAAGATTTTGTGGATGAAGAACGATAACTCGAACTTCGGAAATCGGCGTTGAAGCCCCGCAAACCGCTAAAAAGGTCGCCCCTCAAACGGTCGACTAAACCGCTGAAGCAGAAGTCGGCGAAACGAGAAGTTGCTGATGTCGAAAGACGCATCTTCGTTGCGATGATGCTGAACAAACACCCGTATTGTGTTGCGTGTCCTGTGTTCGCTGAACATGATGGGCTGGTTACTTATGTCCGTAAGCCGTCAAGGGACATTCATGAGTTGGTGCGCCGGTCTCAGGGCGGGTCGGTGGTTGATGAAAACAACTGTATTGCTGTGTGTCGGGACTGTCATAATCGAATCGGCAATCATCCTCAGTTGGCGTTCGACTTGGGGTTGGCGAAGCACTCTTGGGAGTAGCACTCGGGTAGCACCCGTAGGCGTTATTGCCTGCCTCTACGCTCATACTCCATACCTTTGCGCCACAACCATATGCCCGCAATAAGGATAAGTAGCCCCACCAGACGAGTCATCACACTTCACTCCTTATATCAATCATTGGTCTAGGGGGAATGTCATGCCTGCGAAACCAAACAGGAATAACATACTTGCGATTAGTAAAGTAATGAGATAGATGTTGAGCAACACCCCGTAGATGCGTTTCATCGTTATCGTCCTCTATCCATTCGCAGACACTCTTTGTATGCCTCTGCCCGTGTGCTGTGTGACGATACAGGACAGTTGCGGTTCTGTGTGTCTATCACTAACCACTTAGTGGATGGGTATATGTCAGGTTTAATATCGTAACGATAGTTCATAAGTCTAAGTATATAACGGTATTGAGTGTATGTCAAGTATTAGATGAGTAGTAGTCATACCACCCGTAAGCCACCCGTAGCACTATTTTTCGACACGCCAACGCAAACCTAACGACCTTCGCCTCGCATTAGCCACCAACCTACGAGACCTCTCAGGCTCAGGCAACAACTCATACAAAGCAACACGCTCAGCATTCTTACGCTCACGCTCATACTCTCTACGCCACTCACGCTTAGCCTTCGTATCCTCACGATGACAGCGTTGCCACTCTCTATGGTCAGAATAGTTTTTGTAAGGCACGAACAAACCAATAAACAAACACGGCAACAAAACAAATCACAAAAGAAGCAACAACATTTTCGAAGTTCGTGACAAACACAAACCACAACAACTCACAAATCCAATAAATGGCGACCATCACAAACAACAAAGGCACAAGGAAACGCATCACAAGCACACCACTGCGAACGAAAATGAAGTGTCAAAAATCGTTTTCATAAACGGGACTGCCAACCTTTTCAAACTCGGACTACAGCGCGGGTAGTGGTGCGACAAATTTTTGAACCTGTTTTTGTTTTTTAGGTTTATCTGAGGTGGGTGTGTTGAGTTCTTCGGTGAGTTTGGCTATTTCTTTATCTAGTTTTTGGATTTCTCGGTTTAGTTGTGTTGTTTCTTTTTCTATTTGTTTGATTTCTTGTTCGATTGTTTGTTTCTTTTTTGGTGTTTTTGGGGTTGTCATTGGTTGTGCTTTCTGGTTGGTGAATCATGTTGATGCAGGTGAGGTAGCCGATGGCGTCTAGGAGTGTGTCGTAGTGGAGTTGTCCTAAATCTAGGTTGGTTTTGAGTCTTGCGAGTTTGACGGAGACCATGAAGAGGAGTGCGTCGGTGAGGGTGAGTTGGTGTCCTGTGAGGGTTTGGTAGATGTTGGTGACTTTGGTGTAGTCGTCTTTGGGGTGTCCGTAGGTGTTTTGGCGGTCTTGGTTGACGATTTTGTAGGCTTCTTGGAGGATTTCGGTGCCGGGGGTGGGGTGTTTTTTTTGTTTGTTGGGCATGGTCGTTTTAGTTTATCTGTTGTGGGACTGTTGGGGGTGGTTTTTAAAAATTTGCGCGGCGGTCACAGGTTTTTTATAGGTTTGGGTTGTTGAGTTTGCTGATGTGTATGGTTTTGGTGTTTTCGGGGTCGTAATCTGAGGCTGTTCCTTGTTGCCATGCGTCTGTTTGTGTTATCCATCCGTATAGGTGTATTTGTCGTAGTTCTGGCATGACTGGTTTTGCGACCCATAGTACGAGTTTTTGTATGTTGTTTTGGTGTTTTCGTACTGCGGCTTCTTCTCGTGTTCTGAGTCTGCGTACTTCAATGTTTTTGCCTACATCGGGTATGTGACGATATTTTTGGTGTTCTGTGGCGTGCCATACATGACCTGACCAATATCTGTTCGTATGTTTGGCTACTGCTAGTTCACAGACTGCTGATGCTACTAGTGCAGTCCGATTGTCTTCTTGCAGTTTTTTGTTTGCGTAATGTGGGGCGTCTTGTTTGTTCCAGTTTGCGGTGTATCTGCGTATTCCTACATCGCAAGCGTGTTCGTATTCCCAGGGTTCTAATTCTATTAGTAAAGGTTCCATGCGTTTTAGTTTATCTGGCGGGTGACTGTTGGGGGTGTTTTCCAAAAAAATTCGGCGCGCGTTTTTGTGTTTTGGGGATTGTTGCTTTGGTGAGGAGTTCGTTGAGGATTTTTGTTTCTTCTTGTTGTAGGCGGTTTTGGCGATTTTTTTCGTTTTCGTTGTTGTTGCTGTTTCCGTGTGGGCTCATTTGATACATTTTTCGTTCTATTGCGGGGATTGATTTGATGCCGTCGGTGGTGATTCTCCATAATGTTTTGTTGGGGTGGCGTTCTAGGAGTCCTGCTTGGGCGAGTCGAATTGTGTAGTCCTGTATTTTGGATTTTTCTATTTTTTGGACTTGGAAGTTGTAGTAGTCGTCTCTGGTGAACCATTCTCCTTGGGACATTCTGGTGCGCATTCTGGCGTAGCAGAGGAGGGCGTATGAGCGTCGGCGTCCGTTTCTGGCGATGTTTGCGATGGTGTTGATGTACATCAGAATGGTTCCTTTCGGGGTGTGTATTCTTCCCAGTTAGTGGTGTGTTGGTAGTTGGCGTCTACTACGCCTGTGGGGTCTAGGCGTTTGTATAGTTCGGTGCCTTTGTGCATGACTAGGTATTGGGGTGTTGGGTATATGAAGCGGAGGGTTCGCTTGTCTAATGTCCCTCCGATGAAGGTTATGTCGGCTGTTGTTATTTCTGTTTTTCTGGGTGATTTTTTTTCTTTTGGTTTCATGGTTCTATTAAATTAGTTCGTTTTGTTTGAGTTTTCGGTCTCTCCATCTTTTGCGTGCTCGCATGGCGTTGGCACTTTCTATTTCATGTCCGTAGCCCGTGTGCCAAGGCTGATAGACGATTCCCCTGTTCATGCGTTCGTATTGTCGTTCTGTTTCGGACATGCCCCCCCAGATGCCGTATGATTCGTTGACGAGTGCATACTCGAGGCACGGTGTTTTCACTGGGCATGTGTCGCAGATTTGTTTTGCTTTCACGATGAGTGCCCGCATTTTTGATGACATGTGGGCGTGTTCGGCTAGTGGATAGAAAACGCTGACGCCGTGTTCTTGGCAGGCTGAGAGCGCTGTGTCAAATGGGAGTGTTGAGCGGGCTTGGTGTGATACGGGGGTGTTCACAGATGGATGAGGCTATCTGCGTTGAGGGTGAGTCTTGGTCCGTAGCCGTAGTCTGTTTTGTGGGCGTTTGTAAAGAAATGTTCGCGGGTTGTTCCGCCGATTATTTGGAATTGTGTGTTTGTGCCGATGTTTTCCCATTGGTTTTTGGGTTGGTTGCACCATACGACGATGCATTGTTCGGTGTTGGGTTTCCATAGCCCATATTTGCAGTGTTCTGGGTCGTTGATTATAAGATTTTTTTGGCTTGATGTTTTGATTTCGGTGCTTTTGTTGTTGATGGTTGTATCAAAGCCGTTGTCTGCGCCTACATAGATTTCCCAATCTATTTCTGTGTTGTAGTAGCGGGAGACGATTACTTCTCCTGCTTTGCCGAGCATGATGATGCCTTTTTCTGTGGCTTGTGTTGTGTATTTGCGGTCGGTGACTTGGTGGTCGTTTTTGTTTGCTTTACAGATGTCGGTAAATCTGCGCAGTTGTAATACTTCTCGGGCGGTGAGGTGCATCAACGGATATTTCGTAGCGTTTTCCATCTCGTTGTAGTTTATCTATCGGGTGGCTGTTTGCGTTTATATTTTTTCATGTATTCGCGTTCATATTTCAATATTTTCTGTCTTTTCTCAGGGTTATTTCTATTTACTTTTTTGTTTATTTTTCGGCAGTGTCTACAGTTTTTGTGACTTTTCCCGTCGGCGGTTGTTCTCACATACGTGTTTTCGGGGGTGAATAAGTGTCCTTTGCGACAATGCGTTTTAACGCGCATGTTTTCACCTTGCCTGTTTTTTTCGAGCATGTCGTGAGAGTTTTGTGTGTATGTACCAACCCATAGGTGGTCTGGGTTTACACAGTGTGGAATGTCGCAGGTGTGGCAGATGATTAAACCTTCAGGTATGTCACCTTTGTGGAGTAGATAACTGAGTCTGTGGGCGCTAGTGGACTTGCCATTGTACGACATGCAGCCGTATCCGTTAGAGGCTTTCGCACCTGTCCAAAGCCAACAAGAATCTGTTTTTTCTACTTTTTGGTTGAACCGTTCTAAATATGTCATGCGTTTTGCCATGATTTTTTAGTTTATCTAGCGGGGGACTGTTTGGGGTTATTTTTTGTGGTTGGGTAGTTTGAACCTTACGAGGTGTTTCCCTTGTTTCTCTATGATGCGGTCTACCGAGTAACCCCAAGTTTTTACATCTTTGAAGGTGAGTTCACACTTCAGTCGCTTTTCCCATACATGCCTGATGCAATAGTAGAAGACACGGTGATGTGAGTTGTCTCGCCATCCTTTGCCCGTTTCTGCTTTTATCGGTGGACATGCGTGGTGTGCAAGTTCGTGGACGAGGACTGCCCAATGCCACCATTGGTTGTCGTCGGGGATTTCGGTTGGTAGGTCTATTTGTATCCACCCCCATGGCTTTCCGCTTTCGTGTGCGAACCCCATGCCCCGTTTGTTTTTTTGTCTGGTGTAACTGATTTTTATTTTGGGTAGTGGTTTCCCTCGGTGCCATTGCTCCATTTTTTTCCAAATAATCTGTGCTTCTTTGGTGAGGAGTCTGTGTCGTTGTTTGGTGAGTTCTTCCCTTTGTTTTGCGGTGAGAGATTTGGGTTTTTTGGGTTTAGGTGGTCGAGTGGTGCCGTTGAGGGTGTGGGTCAGTGAGTCAATGAGTCTCTGTCCGAATGCCATGTAGTTGCGACAGTCAGGGTCTCGGGGGTCTATGTTGAAATCTTGTGTTCGGTATCTGATGATTTCTATGAGGTGTTTCAGTGCTTCTTTGGTGAGCGTGAGTTGTTTGTGTCTGCGTCCTCTGATTTTAATTACTGGTGCGGGGTTGTCTCCGCACCATTGTTGTATGAGTTGTTCTTCTTCGGGGGTGGTGTAGTCGTCTTGTTGTTCGTCTAGTTCTATGTCTAGGTCGCCTCCGAGACTGTCACCGTTGCGTCCGTCTAGTGGAATGTGGACTGTGTATTTTTTGATGTCTTCTATGGTGGTCATTATTTGCCCGCCGCTTCTCGGTCGGTTTTTGCGCAACGGATTTCCCATAGACCCTTTTTGAGTTTTCTGAAAGTTGGTGATTCCTGTAAGTATTTCAAGGTGGTCTGATACGAGAAACCACTTTGCTCGGTTAGTTGCTCGGTCGTGAATTGTTCAAAATGATGCTCGTTCGCCCATTTGAGAAACTTGCTGAATTTGTCCGCACGCTTCTCAACGGGTACTTTTTCTTTTTTGAATTCTTCCTCTGACTCAACACCAAAGTATTCAAGAAACTCCGATGACAATCTTTCCAATGTCTGCTGTCCGAAGTTGTAACCCGCCAGAAAACGCACCCCGCTCCCCGTGCTTCCTTGTTTTTGCCAAAGGTGCAGGACATGCAACCCTCGAACCAAATCGCCCATCTGTAAAATTTCTTGGAAGGGAACCTTGTAGACGCTCCCGTGTTTTTCCTTTGCTTCATCCCAAAGTGAATAATGATACTTATCAATCATTTCTTCATTTAGTTTTTTCACTTGCATACTGCCTTTCGGTCTAGTTATTTTTCTTTCTAGTATATTCAGTCTATCGGCTAAATTTGTAAATCACAACCTGTAAAAATAAATGTTTTCATAGGTTGTACCACTATTTGCCAAGACCAACACTGTCCCAGTGTAGACGACTAAAAATACTTTGTCAAGTCTCTGTTCGCTTGCGCCACATAATCGGCGTCTAGGTCGCACCCGATGTATCGCCTGTTTAGGCGTTTCGCACCCGATGTCGTTGTGCCTATTCCATTGAATGGGTCTAGAACTATGTCTTCTGGTTGCGTGGTCAGAAGAATGCAGTTTTCCACTAATTGTGGAGGGAATGGCGCAGGGTGTGTGGTCTGTCTTTGTGGCGGAATATCCCATATTTCACCTAGGTATTTTGAGTCTATGTTCTCTCGAAATGTTTTTGGTTTGTCTTTGGATAGCCAATAGATATGTTCTGTGTTCGGAAGCAAATGGTCTTTGCGTATATTCGGGCTGTTCTTACGGTTCCAAATAATCAGTTGGTAGATGGTTGCGTTTGTTTTGTGAATGAACTCTGTGGGTAATCTGGCTTGATTATTATGACGCCTCGGTTTGTGGTTTAAGAAAATAGAACCGTCGGGCGTGATGACACGATGAAGTTCGTTAACTATCTCGATAATCCAACTCTGGTATTCGTCTTCGGGCATGTTGTCGTGGTACTCGTTGTAATCAATATTGTGCTTTTGCCATATTTGATTACTGTTTTGAGTCCTACCGTTTTGTATTCCTTTTTTGTTATACGGTGGCGAAGTTACAACAGTATTGATTGTTGAGTCAGGCAATCTTCGCAGTTCCTTTAAGGCATCACCGCATATTATGAGATTGGTTTCCACTTGCCTAGTTTATTTCAACTAGAACCCGTGAGCGAGCCTCTCGGACGCTATTTTTGCGTATTCGGGGTTGATTTCGCAACCAACCCAATTCCTTCCCAGTTGTTGGGCAACAAGACCCGTAGTTCCCGAGCCAAAGAAGGGGTCTAATATGGTGGCGGGGACTGGAGTGCTTTTTTCACAATCGCAAGTTTTCTGCCACCCAACCTGATGTTGTGGTATTGCAATCATGTCAACACTATTGAGACGAGTGGTGGTCAACCTGTTTGGATGTACACCCAATGTATTGTCTCGTGTTTTTCTCTCGGGTATGTTCCCTTTTTCCATTTTGCGTTCATACTGTTTCCCACATTGATTACACACACCGTGCTCTGAGGTTCCAGACAAGACACACGGTTCTATGAGTTCCGAGGGGAATGTGGCGAAATGTGCCTCCCTAAAGGGCTTAACCGTCACCGTCCACACGGAACGCTTATTCCTTGTTCCATTATCTTCAAAAATCCTGCCGACATCTTGCCTCATAGTCCCCACTGGTTTTGTGGCTCCGAATTGTCGAGGCTTGTTGTTGGATACGGCTTTTTCTTTAATTGCTTCATGGTCAAAATAATATTTTGGCAATTTGGTTAACAAAAATATATATTCATGACTTTTGGTGCATCTGTCCGCAACTGATTCTGGCATCGGATTGGGTTTAGCCCAAATGATGTCTTGCCTCAGGTACCAGCCGTCTGCTTGCAGAGCAAAGGCGAGACGCCATGGTATTCCGACCAGATCTTTGTGTTTTATGGATGTGCCGACAAAGGATGATGCCATGCGGTTGGACGCTTTACCTTTTTCTACGAAAGTTCCATTGCTTTCGCCTCTTGTGGTATCTGGGGTAACTTTCCCATCTCTAAAAGATGCGTAACTATCTCCAATGTTTAGCCACAGGGTTCCATCATCTCGCAAAACTCGATGTATCTCTTTGAATACCTTAACTAATTCGTCAACATATTCGGTTGGCGTTGGCTCTAGACCGAGTTGTCCGTCGTTTCCGTAATCCCGTAAACCCCAATAAGGTGGGCTTGTGACACAACAGTGAATTGATTTGTCTGCAATTTGTTTGAGTGTTTCTCTAACATCGCCAACAAGTAGAAGGTTTTTCATCGCTACTAACTTACAGGAAAATCAGTAATCTGCGTGTGCGTCAACGAAATTTAATACTCGTTCCGCAGTTGTTTCTCCGTCTGTGCCAGGGTCTGATTTTAGCCAGCGAATAAAGTCGTACCATTTTCTCTGCTGGTCTGGGCTGTCAAATACGAGTGTGTACTGAACGATTGTTTTTGACCCGTTCGCCACCACCGATGGGGCTCCCTGTGTTACAGCCTGCTGTATGTCTGTACCTTTTGGGGCTGTGAGCATTGTTTCGCCGTTTTCCATTTGCGTACTGATTACTGTCGGATTGCTTGGCAGGTCAGGTGTTGCTATTGGCTGAATGACGGGAGCCTCGTATGGGGTGTCATCTTCTTGGTAATACTCGCCTTCCATTGAGGCTAAATCAAACTCGTCCCATCCGAGTGCGTCTATCAAATTGTCATATTGCTCTCCGACTTCTCCAAGGAGTTCAAACAGCATGTTGCTATCTGTCGTTCCTAGTTCATTCGTTCGGTTATCTGCCAAAGCGTAAGCAATTGCGCTTTCTGTATCTCCTTCAAATTTGACACAAGCAATTTTGTCCCATCCGAGTTTTTTGGCTGCCTCGTATTGGTGGTTGCCTGCGATAATTGTTGAGGTTCCATCGCCGTTGTCTTTAATGACGATGGGTTTTACTTGACCAAACTCTTTGTAAGAGGCAACAATTGCGTCAATGTTGCCTTTCCGTGGGTTGTTCTCTAGATGAACAAGTTCGGTGAGTGGAATAGCCAAGTGTTCTATGTTTTTGTGAATGTTAGACATTAAGTCTCCGTTTTGAAATCTCAAAATATTTTTCGTCTAGTTCAATACCGATAAAGTTTCTCCCTAGTTCTTTACAGGCTAGACCAGTTGTTCCACTCCCCATGAAAGGGTCAATTATTGTGTAGCCCTCAGGCAGAATTCCTACTATTCGACGCATAACTTCGTAGGGCATCTGGCAAGGGTGTTCTGTTTTTTCTGAACTCACATTTTTGACTTGGTTAATTTCCCACCAGTCGTAAAGTCTTGCTGTTTTGCCTTCTGCTATCCGTTTCGCAATTCTTTTGTCTGAAGGATTTTTGTAATCCTGCCCAACTTTGCGAAAATCTGGACGAACTCCAAAAAATGCAATGTCTCTATGTTGTTTGGCGGTGTTTGAGTTGTACACCCAACTCACAACCCTGTCAGGGAAAATTCCGATGTTGTAGGAATGTCGGTAAAGCGCCTCTGGATAATGGACAATTACCTGCTTGTTGGTTCCGAACACTTCAAGGAGAAAAGTGTAGTAATCGTCTTCGGTCATGTCGTCCTCATAGGTGTCGTAGTGATACCCAATGTTGAACGGGGGGTCGCTTACAAAAATTGTTTTTTCGTAATCAATATCAAGTTTTGACAGCATCTCTCTGCAATCGCCAAGGACTAAGGTCAATTGTGGAGTTTGTATCAAATCCCGCACATTCCTTCACATTCTTGACCAAAGTTATCGCCGAACAAATCGTAGATTCCTTTTTCTTCATCTGTTCTTATGTCTGCTTCCGACAACGGAACTTTGGATTTGTGCAAAAATGGGGTGCCTCGGAAACGAGCAATTAAATGAGGCAGAGTTCGTAGAGAATTATCAAAATCTACAGCGTCATCCCATTCCTCTGGTGTTTGTTTAAGATAACGCCATTCATCTTGATTTTTGAATGGACAACCAATGCATGCGGAGCGAGGTGGTCTGGGGTAACCATTTGATATACACCAATTGATGCAATCCTGTCTTGTTATCTTTTGGTCAACAAGTGGATAGTCGTGCCTAATCCACGAGAACTCTGGGTCTCTCATTCGTTGCGCCTCGTCATACGAAATGCCTATAACGGTGGTGATGCGATGTTCTTTGCTTCGTTGTCCAGACTTTAAGCCAGCAAGTTCACGCTGTTTTTTCATTAGAGGACCGAGTTTGTATTCGCTTGTGCATTGCCGTCTGATCATCCCTCCTTTGCCATCTTCGCCGATTAAATGCAATGGCATTGAGGCGTAGCGTTTTTGTTCGGCTAAGAAATCGCTGCGGATGTTACCTTTGGAAACAATGTGGAAAGGCATGTCGTTTTCTGCCATTATGCCTTTGAGCCATTCAAGATGCGAATAAACTTTTTTCGGTTCCCAACCCGTATCTGCGAATATCACCTCGTCTGCTTTGGGTAATTCGCCTTTGACCATCATTAATAAAAGGGCTGTTGATTGAACCCCCGCGCCGAGCGACAGCACTCGTTTTGGGTAAGTGGTATCTGTCTCCATGGTTTTATTGTCCTGTTTGTACACGAACATTAGCGTTCAATGTTCTGAGTGCGTCCAATGATGTTCGCACGGTCAATAGTTTTTCTCTTTTAGATTTAACCAACGCCTCACTAATCTTATACGAATATGCCTCGTCGGAAAGTTTGTAGTCCGCCCACGCTTCACGCTCTTTAATTGACCCCTTGGCGGCAAGATACTCTTTCGCCCAATTACCTTTCATCAACGCATCTTTTTTTGCGGCATCAATAGCGAGAACTTCAAAGGCTTCAGTCTCTTCCTCAAGTATTCCCAGTAATCTCATAATCTCTGATTCGATTTCTACCTGCGATATGGGTTGCGACCTAGCCATTGTTCCCCTTTTCTAATTCTGTGAAATCACATTTGTTTAATCCCAAGAGTTGGTCTTGGCTCCATTCATATGCAGATAATCCCAAATATGTGAGCGTCATTTGTTCAAGTATCCAAGCATCACATCGGTCGTTCCCATCGGCACCCGTAAACAATAACCCCGTTTTCTCGGTAATGGAGGCAATCACATCAGATTTCCCTGCGTTTCCTTTCCCTGTTGCAAACTTTGCACGGCAGGTTGGAGGGATAACCACTATCGGCAAGCCAAGTTCCTTTATTGCCACTTTCACAACTCCGCCTAATTCTCCGATGGAGTGGGCTTGAGAATACTGTGAGGCATAGGAGTAACCCTCAATTGCAACTATTTCGACCTTTTCTACCTTCGCTATCTCCAGTATGCTGTTCCTTATCTCAACAAGGCGTTTAGTGCCCCTGTTTTTTGACCTGATGCTTTGCGTTGACCCGTTAATGCTTATTCCAGTGCTTGTTAGCGAGAGGTCTAAACCCATAACATTTCTTTTCACGACCAAAACATTACTACAATAAATTCGTGATAAATAAAAAATCCGCCCCTCAAAAAATCATTGTCTCTATTGACAGAAAGGGCGGTTGGGGGGATGTCTCCTACCACCACAAACTTGAATGCGGTCATATCGAGGTTCGCAAACGGGCTTCCACAGCCCCACAAATCGCCTGCACATGGTGTGTAATTAGCGAAGAAAAAGGGAAAGAACTGAGGGCTTTGACCATCGTTCAGCCACCAACCATTGAAGAAGTATGGGATTTTTACGACGAATCAATAAACGAGGAAGTCAATGTGGCAGAACTTCGTGCTGGCATAGCAAGTGCCATAGGTTGTCCACAGGACAGTGTTGAGGTGATATCCGAAATTGATGAGAACAACGTTCTTCGTGTCAATTATGTGAGAATTTTTCTTGACATAGAACTTGCCAAAAAAATAGGAAAATACCCGAAAACCATTTGACATACCTGCTTTGCGTTGTAGCGTGTGACGAACACAAAGAGAATAAATATCGGGGGCATCGTGGAAGCAAAAGACATAAGTAATTTTTTTGACACGGAGCAAGCGTCGTGTAAAGGTGTAGACATAACAATTTTTTATCCTGCCTACGGCAATCGATATATGTTCAGCCGAGTAAGTCATGGTAAACAGGTTTCAACCGCGAAAGAAATATGCGCATCATGTAAGGTTGCCAAGGGATGTTTGGAATATTCTCTTCATTTTGAACCGCTTGGCGTTTGGGGTGGGAAAACCGAAATTGAAAGAGAAGTTTTGAGACGCCAAAAAGGAATTTGTTTACCTCCAGATAGACAATCCTCACCCTCTGTCCGCAGGTCGGTAAATGCTGGTCGGGTTGGCAGAAAAGTCGCTCGGCTAGGCTCATTGAATGAGTAATGCTTCTGTCCCTATACATGTTGACAGGTTCATTGCCAAACTAAACGGCGTCCGACCCACGAGCAACGGATGGGAGGCTCGTTGCCCGTGTCGTAACGACGACAACAATCCTTCGCTTTCCATCGGTTTAGGCAACGAAAACAAGATATTGGTTACCTGTCATCGGGGTCAGGGATGTTCTGTTGACCAAGTTTGTCAGGCAATGGGTATGAAACTTTCTGATTTGTATCCCGAAAAAAAAGAAGAACGAAAACTTTCCCTCGTCGCCACCTACGACTACCGTGACGAAAACGGAAAACTTCTTTTTCAAAAACAGCGCTTCGTAGACCAATGGGGTAAAAAAACTTTTCGACAGCGAAGACCCGACCCAGTCAACAAGGGCAAATACATTTTCACACTAGATGACACACCAAAAGTTCTCTATCGTTTGCCAGATGTTCTTCACAGTAAAAACAATGGCGAACTTATTTGGCTTGTTGAGGGTGAAAAAGATGCTGACAATTTAGTCAAACTTGGTTTGTGTGCAACTACACCGCCAGGTGGCGCAGGTAAGTGGCTTGATATTCACACACGAGCCCTAGAGGGGGCTCAGGTCTGGATTATCTCAGACAACGATGCTGTCGGTAGAGACCACACGAAAATGGTCGCTAAAACACTTGAACAAAACGGTTGCACAGTTGTGACTTGGGTTCCCCCAAACAATTATAAAGATGTTTCTGAACTCCTTGGTGCTGGCGGAACAATTGATGATTTGATTGAGATGGATAATGCTGAACCGCTTGACGACATTGTTCAGCATGAAGAAGAAGAGAAACAAACAGAGGCAATAATCGAGGCGACAACGCCTCTGGTCGCTCTTGCAGAACGAATAAATTCGTTGTTGACACGAGAGGACATTTCCGAAAATGTACGCCTGACAAAAGCGTCAATGATGATTAGTTCTTTCGGTCATGAAGACGAAATTGATAGAGGGAGACTCGTCAACTGGTCTGATTTCTTGCTGGAAACAGAAAATGATGAATATGACTGGATTATTCCCAATGTTCTTGAGCGTGGAGAACGAGTAATCGTTGTAGCCGCTGAGGGTGTCGGAAAAACAATGTTGGCGAGACAGATAGCGATATGTAGTTCGTTTGGAATCAACCCATTCAATATGTCTCGCATGAAGCCAATAAAAACTTTGACAATTGACCTCGAAAACCCTGAACGAATCATCAGGAGAACCTCATCAAATATCATGGGCGCCGCTCGACGCCTTGGGTACTTGGACGGTGACCCCGAGTGCCATATTTTGATTAAACCTTCGGGCGTTGATTTAATGCGCCCATCCGACCGCTCAATTATTGAAGAAGCGGTGGACACAATTAAACCTGACCTCATCTTGCTCGGTCCTATCTACAAGTCTTTCGTTGACCCAGGAGGTAGGACATCTGAATCAATCACCGTAGAAGTTGCCAAGTACTTTGATATGTTGCGCGATTACTACAACTGTGCTCTTTGGCTGGAGCACCATGCCCCCCTTGGCACATCTGCTTCCACTAGAGATTTGCGACCTTTTGGTTCTGCCGTTTGGTCACGGTGGCCGGAATTCGGTCTTTCGCTTACTCCCGACCCAACGGCTGTCGGAGATTATGTTTACGATGTGAGACATTTCCGTGGTGCTCGTGACCTGAGGGAGTTTCCGACTAAAATGAGAAGAGGGAAAGTCTTCCCGTTTGAAGTTATGGAATTTATGAAGGCGTCTTAAAATGGCTGAAAAAGGTTTAACAAGAGAGTTTCTTGCCGAACGAGACCTGCGTATTTTTAAGATGAGGCAGGCTGGTGTGCCAATTGCAGAAATCGCTCGCAGATTCGGTATCGGCACATCCAATGTGGCTAACTCCATTAAAAGGCAGTTAAACAAACTAAGTCAAGAGGCATTACTTGTTTACCCTGAAGTGCTGCAGATGGAACTTGAACGATTGGATGCTTTGCAGTCCGCAATCTGGCCGCTAACTCAACATAGAAAACAGAAGATGGACGATGGTACTGAGGTTTCCATAGAGCCAGATATCAAAGCGGTATCAACGGTTCTTTCGATTATTGACAGAAGAGCAAAACTGCTTGGTATGGATCAGACAAATGTCAATGTCCAGATGGATGTTAGAGATTCATCTCCGCTTCGAGCCGTCTTGGCTGGTGCCCCTGGTGTGGTTCAGGTGGAGAAGTTCGACTCTGAAGCCGAGGGCAAGAAATTGCTTGCTCTTATGGCGGATGCTGGCATCATGCCGAAAGAAACAATTCAGCAATTGCTTGGTGATTTCCCAGCGCTGGCTGATGGGGCAGAGGATATTGAGGACGCTGAAATAGTTCAAGCCGAAAGTCGTTCTGTGTCGCAAAAACAGATTGATATCTAGTTTTCTCTAGATTATTATCTGCTGTCTCCTTCTCCGCTCAGGGTGTTTTTTTCTTGTCTTTTGGCAAGTTTTTCAACATTGTTTCGTGCAACTACGCTCATGTTTGTTCCAAGTGTTTCACAAAGTTGAGCGATATACCAAAGCACATCCCCGATTTCGGCAAGTAGTTTTTCTTTGGTTTCTTCATTTAGAACTGAGTCGTGGTCTCTGATTATCCTCTTCACTTTTCCAGCAACTTCTCCCGCTTCGGAGACGAGACCGAGAGCGAGATATTCAAGAGCCTTATCCGAAGGATAGATGGCAGTTTGACTTGTACGCAGTTGGTAGTTGGCGAAGTCCATGTTCTCTTCTTCCCGACTCATACATCGTCTCTATAAAATATTTCAAATCCGCAATTCATTACGGCAGAGGCAAGAGTTCCGTAGTACGCCTCTCTGTCTAGTTTCCCTTCTTTGGTTATTGCAACGCTTTTAAGTTTCAGTGCTGCTTTGAGCGCTGCGGGAAACTCTATATCCCGCATGACATTCCCGCCTGGGTACCAGAGCACATCGTGAAAATCTATTTTTCTTCCAAGTTGGATTTTGTACGGCATTGCCACAAATGTGTTGTCATTTTTCCCAAGATGTGTAAAAGAAATACATTCCTTGACCGAATCGTCATTGTTTGCATACAGAAAAGAAAGGTCTTTGCCGAATGTATCTGCTGGCGCCATTGAGCAATACCCCTCAGCGGCTAGCGTGAATTCATCAATACCCCAGCCCTGTCTGACTATGCAAGCCGCTTCAATAATCAAGGGCAGTCTTTCTTCTTTCGTCATTTTGAAAGTATTTTTCATTTGCGCAATAATAACTAATTCATTTTTTTTCCACCCAAATACATTAATATTTAAATCCGAACCAATTCCCTGCTCTTCAACAAGAGCCATTTTGGCTGTTTTGACCGACTCTGTACAAAGGGCTATCTTGTCCATCTCGGTTTCGTAGAATCCTGTGTACATATAGTAAAACGCTACCCTATGAAGAAGGCGCCAAAAAGTAGTTCATTTTTAGGGGATGATGTCCGTACTAGTCTGTTCGTTATGACAGCAAAATCAAACAACAATAAGAAACCATCTAGCAAAAAGCCTTCAAACAAAAAGGCTGTTGCAAAGAAGGGCTCACCCAAAAAGAAGCCTGTAGTAAATACCAAGAAACAAAGCACTCGAACTGAAGTTCAAGAAAAACTTGAACAAGCGAAGCCACAGTTCGTCACTGCTGACACTTTCCTGAAAGCGGCTGCCAGTACTTCTCTCGTGAAGGCAAATGACGTTAAATCATCGTCACTTCGCAAGAGAATGCTTGCTTGGTTCACGATTTACAAGTAGTATTCGTCTCCTGATGGGAGACAACGGGGGAATAAAAAAGAGATGACCGATAACACCGTGCTGCCCGTAGATATTGACCCAAATATCCTTCTTGGCGATGTTCGCAAAACACTGGCTTCACTCTCGGATAAGAGCGTTCACTGTGTGGTTACATCACCCCCATATTGGGGTTTGCGTGATTACGGCACAGCAACTTGGATTGGGGGCGACCCCGAATGTTCCCATAAGCGTGATAGTAAATTCAGTGAAAGTTGTTCTACAGGACAAAAACTTTTAGAAGGAGCAATCGGCGACGGGATATATAAAGTTCAATGCCCCCGTTGTGGCGCACTACGGGAAGACAGTCAACTTGGTTTAGAGCCGACAGTGGACGAATACGTTGAAAACATGGTTCAAGTCTTCCGAGAAGTTCACAGGGTTCTGCGAGATGACGGAACACTCTGGCTTAACCTCGGCGATAGTTATGCAACTACGAAAGAGGGAAATACGAACGGCTTATCTGGCAAAGTAAAACAAAAAAAGGGTGTCAACGACAACACTACAAAACGAACGGTTCCCGAAGGTTTGAAAGCCAAGGATTTGGTTGGAGTACCTTGGCGAGTTGCTTTCGCCCTGCAGGCAGACGGGTGGTACCTACGGCAAGACATCATCTGGGCAAAACCCAATCCGATGCCCGAGTCAGTGCGTGACAGGTGCACAAAAGCCCACGAGTACATTTTTTTACTGACCAAGAAACCTCACTATTTTTTTGACAGCGAAGCAATTAAAGAACCAGCCAAATACGCTTACGACGATAGGGGGTCTCGTGCGGACAGTCGCAAGGAAGCAGGAATATCAAACGCAATGCACGGTTCGACTGGTGCATTCAGAAACAAGAGGTCAGTGTGGACAGTGACAACAAAACCGTTCAAGGAAGCGCATTTCGCCACATTCCCCCAAGATCTAATAGAACCCTGTATTGCCGCTGGCACCAGCAAGAAGGGTTGTTGCTCGCAGTGTGGTTCACCTGTGATTCGGCAAGTTACACGCAAGCGGATAGCACGCAACGAACTTCCACAGAACGACCCTCGTTACCGTCCCAACAACTACAACGGCGCATATGGGGAAATCAATGGAAAAGGGGACGCAGGTTTCTCTCAAACAGACACAATAGGTTGGGGCAAGGAGTGTGAATGTCCAACTGAGGACATTGTTCCATGCACTGTTTTGGATGTGTTTTTTGGTGCTGGGACTACGGGCGTGGTAGCGCAAAGACTAGGCAGGTCGTATTTGGGGTGCGAGTTAAACCCTGAATATGCCCTAATAGCGACTGAACGGTTAGCGGAAGAAAAAGAAAAAAACAGGCTTTTAACGCTCGCCAATGAGGCTCAACCCTCTTTGTTTGAGGTTCATTCCGAAGAGTGATAAATGTTGTATTATTTATCTACATAGTAATTCTCTTTGACTTGGAGGTCAAATAATGTCAGCATCAGCCCCACTCCTTCTCCCAATGACAGTCACAGGCGCTTGCGCAACAACTTCAACAGTTGTCGCTCGCACTCCTGTTGCAGGTCGTGTCCGTGG